CGCATCTGGCAACCCAGCCTTCGGCCGACCGCCCTCGAGTGGGCACAAGAAAATGTCACCCTCGACAAACGCTTCTCCCCTCGCCCCGGCCGCTACGACGCCGACTACACACCCTACCTTCGCCAGCTCCACCTCTGGTTCTCTGATCCAAAAATCCGTCAGCTCACCTTTGTAAAAAGCGCCCAAGTCGGCGGCACCACCTGGCTCGCGAACTGCCTCATGTGGGCCATCTCCGAGGACCCCGGCCCCATCCTCTATGTGACCAGCACCAACGAAAACGCCAAGTCCTGGTCCGAACGCGAGCTCCATCCGCGCCTCCGCGCCTGCCGCGCCCTCAAGCCCCTCCTCCCCTCCAACGACGACGACTTCCGAAAAACCGAGATGCACTTCGCGTCTTGCACCCTCAAGCTCGTCGGAGCCTGTTCCGAGGGCAACCTCGCCTCCCGCCCGATCCGCTACCTCTTCGCCGACGAGGTCGACAAGTGGCCCGACGACTCCTCCCTCGAAGCCCCTGCCCTCGAGCTCGCCATGGCGCGTCTGAATTTCTACCGCAAAGTCTCCAAGGCCTGCCTCACCTCCACCCCCACCGTCGAGACCGGCGCCATCTGGTCCCAATTCCTCGCCGGATCCCAGCACCGCTTCCACCTCACCTGCCCCGATTGCGGCCACGCCCAGCCCCTCCTCTTCGAGCAGCTCAAATGGCCCGAGCACCACCGCGACCTCGCAGGCATGTGGGACCTCGAGGCCGTCGAGCGCGACACCGTCTACCACTGCTCCGCCTGCCAGAGCCCATGGAATCAAGCCCTCCAGACCGACCTCGTCCGCCGAGGCCAGTGGATCGCCGGAAACCCCAAAGCCCCCTCCGACCACATCTCCGCCCACATCTCCGCCCTCTACTCACCGCAGATCTCCTGGGGCAGCCTCGCCCGCATCTTCCTCCAGAAAAAAGAAACCACCGGCGGCCTCCACGATTTTTACAACAACTTCCTCGGCATCCCCTGGGAAAACCGCGCCGCCCAGGTCAAAGAAGACGCCATCCTCGCCCTCCGCGACCCCACCTACCGCATCGCCACGCTCCCCTGCGAGCCCGTCGTCCTCACCCTCTGCGCCGACCCCGGCGAACGCCAGACCCACTGGACCGTCGAAGCCCGCATCCAATCCGGCGAGAGCTGGCTCATCGACTACGGCACCGTCCTCGCCATCGAGGACTTGATCAGCCCCGAGTTCCTCGCGGCCCGCCGCTACCATTTCGGCGAAAAAACATTCACCCCCCGCTTCGGTCTCATCGATTCCGGCTGGTCCGCCGAGCGCGTCTACACCGTCTGCGCGAAATCCGGCGGCGTCTACATGCCCTCCAAAGGCTCCACCGCCAGCTTCGGCACCTGGACCCAGTCCGCCGTCAACGGCTACCCCAGCCTCCGCCTTGTCACCTATGTCGATCTCACCGCCAAGACCGAGCTCTACCTCGAGCGCGTGAACAAAAAAATGCCCCCCCTCCTCCACCTCCCCGCCGACACCGGCACCGACTTCATCGGCGGCCTGACCGGCCAGCAACTCCTCCAAAACAAAAACTCCCGCCTCAGTCCGTTCTTCTGGAAAAAAGTCGCCGAAGACCATTACGGCGACTGCACCAAACTCCACGGCGTCGCCTGGTGGGTCTTGAAATAGATCATTTCAATCCGTCCGATCCGGACGCCTCCCCTTTGACACCCTCCCCAAGCCGTGGACCAGCACGCCCAAGCCCTCGCCGGATTCAAAGCCTACCTCAAAGCCCTCGGCAAAACAAAAGCCGAGCTCCTCACCATGGCCGCCGATCTCGCCAACGGCCTCGATGATGTGACGATCACCAGCATCTCCGGAGACGGCACCGCCTCGAGCGGCCAGCTCAGCCTCCTCCCTCGCGAGCTCAAGATCTCCGCCATCATGGAAGTCTACCAGGAAGGCAACTCCGCCCGCCAACTCGCCAGCATCATCGACCGCTCCCTCTACGCCAGCCCGCTTTGACACCCGCCTCGAGGCATGGCCTCGAAAATCAAAGCAAATTCAAAGAAATCAAATCGCGGCGGACCCCGCCCAGGCGCAGGCCGCCCACCGAAAGCCGCCGCCTTCGAAGCCTCCGAATTCTCCCGCCAGCGCGGCCTGATCGTCCTCGACACCTTTGAGCCCAAGCGCGAAGCCCCACCCCAGACCCGCCTCACCCTCCTCAAGAAATCCCGCTGGCTTTACAATAATCTCGGCGTCGCCTCCTACCTCGTCGAGCATTTGGCTCAGCGCGCCGTCGGCACCGGCATCGTCCCCCAAGCCCAAACCACCGACCCCGCCTGGAATCGCCTCGCCGAGCGCGCCTTCGAGGATCGTGCCTGTGCCGAAGCCTGGGCCTTCGATGCCTCCGCCCAGGTCAACTTCTACGGAGCCCAAAGCCTCATCCTTCGCCAGGTCGCCGTCGATGGCGATTTCTTCGCCCAGCTCCTCACCACCTCCAACGGAGCCGCCCGCGTCCGCTTCCTCGGCGGCGAGACCGTCGGCAGCACCGCCGACTCCTCCGAGCGCGCCTTCGATGGCGTCCTCCTCGATAATTTCGGAGCCCCAGTCAGCTACCGCGTCATCACCGACCGAGCCTCTGGAAAGTTCCAGGATGTCCCCGCCCCCGACATGCTCCACTTCCGCCACATCCGCCGCCACGGCTACCCACGCGGCATCTCCTGGATGCACAACGCCATTATCAACTGCCACGACCTCCTCGAGTATTTGGCTTACGAAAAAGGCAGCGCCAAAGCCGGAGCCCAGATCGCCTACGCCATCACAAGCAACGAAGCCGTCCGCCTCGGCGGCGGCCTCGGCAGCGTCTCCTCCGGCGACAACCCCCAGCAAGAAATCTCCACCGAGACCCTCTACAACGGCAACATCATCCCCAAGCTCAAGCCAGGCGAAGCCATTCAGTCTTTTAAAAACGAGCACCCCACCGGCGCCTTCGAGCCCTTCATCGCCACCATCCTCGGCGAGATCGCCCGAGGCATCGGCCTTCCCCCCGAAGCCATGATGCTCACCACCGGAGCCGCAGGCACCGAATTCCGAGGCATCCTCGAAGTCGCGCAAAACTTCTTAGAAAGACTCCAGCAAATGCTCGTCGACCAATTTTGCCGACCTTATTGGAAATACTGGGTATGGCACGAGATCCAAGCCGGACGCCTCCCCTACCCCGGCGACGACTGGTGGCGCTGCGACTGGATCGCCCCCCGCAAGATCACTGTCGACAACGGCCGCGACGGCCGCCTCTACGCCCAACTCCTCGACTCCGGCTACATGTCCTGGGAGCGCTACGCCAACCTCCACGGCCTCGATGCCGAAGCCGAAGAGGAATCCATCCTCACCACCTACATCCGACGCAAACAAAAATGCGAGGCCCTCGGCATTCCACTCTCCGAGGTCTTTCCCAGCTATGCCCAAAATCTCCCTGATCCAACCCCCACCTCCTGATTGCAGGTTTTTTATCAATGCCCTCCGCGAAAAATTTAAACGCCCGCCTCTTCCGGCAGCGGATCCAGCGCCCCCACCAATTCCTCGCCGAGAAGTCCACATCCAGCAACACCTCCGCCCCTGGAGACCCTGACCCCGACTTCCTCGTCGCCATCATGTGCGCGATGATCGAGCAAGCCTTCAAAGACCTCCAAAACGAAGCCACCTACAAATCCCCCCACAAAAACAACGAGATCGCCGAATCCCACCGCACCGCCAAAGCCTTCTTCAACTCCCGCTTCTTCCTCGAGCTCTGCCTCACCCTCAATCTTCCCGCCGACAAAATCCTCCGGCGCGCCCTTGCCTAGCCCCTCTCTCTTTTGACACAGCGCCCGTGTTCGTGAACTCCTGGTATGCCCTCGCTAAAAAAACTGACATCGGCCAAACCGAAATCTCCATTTATGACGAGATCGGCGCTTTTGGCGTCAGTGCCAAGTCCTTCCTTGCCGACCTCCAGCGCATCCCGGCAGATCACACTATCCTGCTTAAAATTCACTCCCCCGGCGGAGAGGTCTTCGACGGCAACGCCATCTTCAACTCCCTAAAACGCCGCGCCGCCGATGTCGTCGTCCAGATCGAAGGCATCGCTGCGAGCATGGCCACCGTCATCAGTCTCGCCGGGCATCATGTGAAGATGGCCGCCAATGGCTTTTACATGATCCACAATCCATGGGGCATGGCCATGGGCGACGCCGCCGAGCTCCGCGACCAGGCTGAACTCCTCGACAAAATCCGCTCCAACATGGTCGGAGCCTATGCCGCCAAGTCCGGCCAATCCCCCGAGCAAATCAAAGAGTGGATGGATGCCGAGACCTGGTTCACCGCAGAGCAAGCCCTCGCCGCCGGATTTGTGGATGAAATTACCGACGGCCTCGCCATCGCCGCCTCCGCCAACAGGCCCGCCCTCCTCACAAAATTCCGCAACACCCCCGCCGCACTTTTGACACCCGAGCCACCGCGTATGAACGAAACCCAACCCGTCGCCGAGCCCGAGGTCGAAATCCTCGAAACCGAAAAAGTCGAAAACGAGCCAAACCCCTTGCTTGTTGAAATTTTGGCCTCGCTTGACGAAGTCGAAACCAAGTCCGCCGACCTCGACGACGAAAGCAAAGTCACCCTCTCCGAGCGTTTGCAATCCATGGCCTCCGCCATGAGCGCACCCGAAGAAGAGACCACAGAAGAGGTGACGAAAAAAGAGGACGAAGAGTATGCCTCTGAGCCGCAAGCCAAGATCGCCGCAGCAGACCAGATCCTCGCCAAATACAACGCCGCCCTCGCCGAGCGTGACAGCGCCCTCGCGGAAGCCCGCAGCTACAAGGCCCAACTCGACACCGAGCGCGAAGCCCTGCAACGCCTCGAGCGCAGCCTCGGCCTCTCCGCCGCCCGCGTCGTCCCAGTCATTGAGAACGCCAGCCCCGAAGCCTCCGACCCCGTCGCCGAATACATCGCCGCCGTGGAAGCCGGAGACCGCAAAACCGCCTCGGCCCTCTTCGAGAAACACAAAGCCGCCATCTGGCAGCACCGTTCCAAAATTTCCAAGGCATAAGGCCAAGGAGAAACCAACCAAACCACCACCACCAAAATGCCCAATACAATCGATTCAGCCCTGGTTGCGGACTCCATCGCCGCCCAGACAAAAACCGTCCTCAGCAAGCGCCTCTCCGCGCTCAACCTCTTCGCCTCCGACTTCAGCTCGGAAGTTAAGAAGCCAAAGGACACCATCCATGTGCCAATCGCTTCCGCGACTGCGTCCACATCGGTGAACCCCACCACCTTCAACTCGATCGGCGGCACGACCCTCGGCAAAGCCAGCGTCGTCCTCGACCACATCTATCAGCCCTTCGGCCTCGCTTACAGCGACCTCCAAAGCGCGCACCGCTTGGAGCGCCTCATCCAGATCAATGTCGACGCGATCGCCGACAAAATCTGGACCTTGGCCACAACTCCCGTGACCGTCGCCAACTTCGGCGCAGCCGTTGTTGACGGTGCAGAAGGCTCGATCAACGCCACCTCCGGCGACCTCCCCTTGCTCTGGGCAGGCGTTCACAAGTCGATGCGCAAAGGCCTCGTGGTCTCGCCCGTCATCTACTCGAACCTCATCCCGACCAGCACCACCGCCCTCAATCTCGGCGACGGCGCTTACGGATTTGAAAACGGCGTCCACTACGCAACCGCATTCGGCGGAGAAGCAGGCCTCAAAGGCTTTGCATGCTCGCCCGAAGCGCTCGTCATGGCCGCAGGCGTCCCCGCCCTCGCGGATAACGACTACCTCGTCAGCGACAGCGTCACGCTCGATCAGATCGGCCTGACCGTCTCTTACAATGTGTATTCGGACAAGAGCACCCGCTCGCTCATAGCATCGCTTGAAGTGATGTTCGGCGCAGCCGCTGGCCTCACCGCTGGCACGATGGCGCTCATCATTCCAGACTAATCCCGCACCAGCGCCCGCACCGCGCTCCTCGCCCGCAAAAGCCCTCGCCGTCTCACTCCGGCGGGGGCTTTTCTTTTGACACGCCGCAAGGTTCGTGTCGCCCACCGCTCGCAACGCCCTCGCTCTCCGCTCCGCGCAACTGCGCCAAAGCGCCCACGGCACCACAGTCAAGTTTCGCCAGGCTGAGATCCGCGTCTGCCTCGCCCCTGTCTCCATCGGCCTCGACCTCGAGACCGGCGGCCTCCGCCAAGGCGGCGAGTTCTCGATCCGCTTTCTAGCCGCCGACCTGCAAAGCCCACCGCGCCGAGGCGAAGCCGTCACCTTCAGCGCCAAGACCTATTTCATCAGCCAAGTCAGCGAGACCCACGCCCCCGGCGAATACCTCGCCACCATGTCGCCAGGAGGTGCCGCATGAACCTCCCGGTCGAAACCTCCCTCGCCGCATGGCTCCGCGCCACGCCCGCCTTTGACGGGATCCCCGTCCACACCGGCCAATCCGCCGAGACGATCCCGGCGGATCAAAGCGTCCTCCTCGCCGGTTGCGAGAATGTCGAGATCATCGGCGGCACGCTCTCACGCGCCACGGCCTCCATCGTCCTCGCGACTCCGTCGCACCTGGAGATCGATCAGCACCAGCAGCTCACTTCCGCACTCCGCACGGCCCTCCGCAATCTCTCAACCCTCGCCACGCACTTCGAGGGCATCGCATTCGCCGGAGCGGTTTTGACCGGACTCACGGAATCGCAGTCCGATTCGCGCTGGGTTTGCAGCGCCACCCTCGTCCTCGGCATTGCCGAAATTTGACAGCCCCACCTCAAAGAAATCCACCACCTATGCCAGCAACCTACACCTTCGGAATCACAGGCGGGAACGCAGGATCGATGATCGTTAATTCGGTCACGATCTCCGACACCTCCGCAAAACAAGAACTTCGTGGCGCGGACGGCGAATACGCCGCTGTCGGCTACAACAAATTTAAGCGCGAGGTCTCCATCTCCGGAGTCGGGGATGCAGGCTCTCTCGCTGTCGGCGGAGCCCTCGGCAGCATGCCCGGCGTCTCTGGATCCTACACGATCGATCAAATCTCCACCTCCCGATCCATCGACGGATTCGCGGAATTCCAAATCACCGCAACCCAAGACTAATTTTTTATGCCTGCACAATTCTACGCCGCCAGCGGAATCACTGCCGATTTCGGAATCCAAGACGAGTCCGCTCTCAATATTTTGATCCAGTCCTACAGCTACGATGTCACATCGGATAAAGCCGAGATTTTTAACACCGATGGCGAACTCGAGCACTCACACCGCTACGGGAAAAAAGCCACGATCGCCATCAACGGCATCGGCACCGCCGTCCCTGATGTCGGCGACATGATCAGCTCGCTTGTAAATACCGGCGCAGGTGCTCTCTCTGGCACGATCCTCGTAGACAGCGTGACCCAAAACCTCACCTCCGAAGGATTCGCTTCCGTGGATATTTCCATGACGCAATACGACACCGCTTTGTCCTAGCCCACCACGCCCGCCGACAGGCTCCCCGGCACAATAGGGAGCCGATTTTTTACGAGACAATAAAATGGAAAAATACACCTACACGCAAAACCTCAAAGCCGCTGCGGCCCTCACCACGCTCGGCTTCCGCCACAAAGAATCCTCGCCATGCGTGCGAGTCCACCGCGAAGACGGCAAGGAGACATCCTCCTTCTGGTTTGAAGAGAACGGCCCGAACGGCCTCCGCGCCTCGAAAGTCATTTTTTGGATGACCAAAGGCCACGCCGAACTCGAAGAGTCCGACCCCGAGCATCCGGTGAATTACATCCGCGCCGGATTCGTGAACCGCGAGACCTGGATCGATGTCCACAAAAGCACCCCCCGCGTCCTCGAGCTCAAGCGCAACGGAAAAATCCTCTACCTCTCCGAGAACGCCGACGAAGAAACCCGACGCAAATTTTCCAAACTTTTTTAGAAACAAAAACCCATGAAAAAACAAACCCAACCCACCACCACCGACACCGACCTCCTCACCGACGACGAAGTCCTCCGCGAGCAGGCCATGACAAGTGGCCCGCAAAAACTCTCCCGCTGGGAACTCCGCCCCACCGCCGCGCTCGAGATCAGCTGGATGCAGCGCAACAAAATCCTCACGACCGACATGGACATCATGTGGCGCGCCTCCGGCTTCGGCTTCATCCACGGAGCGCCCAAAGCCAGCGTCCGCGCCGTCGTGAACGACTTCCCCCGATTCGCCGCTGCCGTCGATGACTGGATGGAAAAACAATCTCCGAGCGCCCAAGAAATCGCCGACCTCCAAAGCCTCTGTCTCGAGCGCACGAACGAATACTTCGCCTCCTACTCCAGTCAGCCAGGCGCCAAGGATTCGTCGGGAAACTAAACGGCCCCGGCTGGCTCGCGAGCTATGTCTACCGCATCGCCAAGATCACCGGCTGGGGCTACAGAGAGATTTTGGAAGACCTCCCGTTCGCGGCCGGCCTTCAAATCCTCCACGCCGACGACTTCGCGCACGGGAGAAAACGAGTCTGGGGCCGAAACAACCGAGCGACCGATTTTGACTCCCTCGCAGCCATAGAAGCCGCTTTCGAGAACCTGACCTGAGATGCCCAAAATCAAATTCGAAAACCTCAAGTTTGAGCAGATCATGAAAGACTACGCCGAGATCCTTGAGACCACGATCCCCGACGCCGTCCACATGAGCGCTCGGCTTCTTTGTGTCGAACTTGCTCGCCGCACTCAGCCATTCGGTAAAGACGACAAAGTAGGCAAAGCAGCCATCGCCCGCGACCTGCTTGGCGGGAAAAAACGATACGGCATCTTTTCTACACTCACGGCTTTCGTAGCCTCAAATTACGAGAGATATAAGACAGGAAATATCCGGCTTTTTGTAAAAAAAGACGGCACCGTCTATGGCACCGACACCGCGCACTTTCTTGATGGCGCTACCGCTGCAACCTTACGCCAAATCCACAAGGCAGCTTTTCAAAACGGCAGGATGTCCAGCGCAGGCAGTGGCACGCGAAACATAGGGCGATGGAAGTTTGTGGATAAATATTTCGTCCCAGACACCACGCTTTCGGACTATGTTAAATCCCAACAAGCCAAGTCAGGCTTAGCCAAATCCGGTTGGGCAGCTTGCGCCAAGCAGCTCAAAAAAGTCGGCTCTGGATCAATGACTCGAGATATTCCCGGATGGGTCACGCGGCATCTTGGAGATTACAATTTCGGCACGGTCGAAGACCGCACGGGCAACATCTTTTCTCCCACCGTCGTCCTCACGAACACCTGCCGATATGCCGACAAGGTTCTCCGCGAAACCGAAAAGCTCCAAGGCCTCTCGATCGTCGGAGGCAAAATGAAAAAGCAAATGGAGCGGATCTTGAAACATAGAAAACTCAAACTCCAGGAGGCCGCGTAACGCCATGGCTGATGTCTCAGTAGAATTCGGAGCCAAGGATGTCGGGCTGCAAGACAGCCTGAAGAAAATCCAAAGCGAGATGCAGACCCTCGAGGGGAAGGTCAAGAGCGGCGAACTCTCCTTCGAGGAATTGGAATCCACCATGAAGCGCCTCGGCCAAGTCGAGCGCCTCGAGAAGCAACTCCAAGCGATCGGCAACGAGTCCGCAGGCGCGGCCCCCAAAGTCGGCGAACTTGGCAAGGACATCCAAGACGCCGGGAACAAAAGCGAGAAGATGGGCGAACAGAGCGGCATGGGTTTTGGCCAGTTTGTCGCTGGCGTCGGCCTGGGGCAAGTCGCCGCCAAAGCCTTCACCGCCGTCCTCGATTCCGCCTTCGCCGCCGTGCGTGGCACGATCCAAGGCTTCACTGACGCCCTCGACCTCGGCGGCCGCCTCTCCGACCTCTCCGCCAGCACTGGCGAGACCGCAGGCAAGCTCCTCGTGCTCGAGCGAGCTTTCGACAATTCCGGCATCGGCGCGGAGAAAGTCGGATCCACCATTGCCAAAATGCAGAAAAACATCGAGGACGCCCGCGATGGCTCCGGCACCGCCGCGAATGCCTTCGCCGCCATGGGCGTTTCCGTGGACGAACTCGAAGGCAAGCTCCCCACCGAGCAGTTCAAAATCCTTTCCTCCGGCATCCAATCGATCGACGACCCCACCCAGCGCGCTGCCGCCGCCATGGGAGTCTTTGGAAAATCCGGTGCCGAACTCCTCCCGCTCCTCACCAATCTCGACGGCGAACTCGGCGAAGCCCGCGACACCGTCGGCTCCATGGCCGAAATCATGGACCGCCGCAACGCGACTTTCGACGCCGTCGGCGACCGATTCAAAACCATCGGCGAAAAAGTCCGAGACTTCGCCGCAGGCATCCTCGACAAAGCCCTCCCCGCGATCGACGCCATCACCTCGGCCCTCTCCCGTATCGACGCCGCCAAGATCGGCCAAAACCTCGCCGACGCCTTCCTTGGCGGCCAAAAAGCCATGTCGGGATTCCAGTCTGCGGTGGATGCCATCAAGGTCGGAAATATCTCCGCCGCTTTTTCAATTTTCTGGGACAGTCTCAAACTCCAAGCCGCGCAGACTGCGGATGAGATTTACAAACGCCTGATCGCGGCATTCCAGAGCGCAGGTCAGTTGCTCGGGGAAATCTTCTCTCCATCGGGCGCGCTGATCGGAACCGTTGTTTCATCTTTTGAACTTCTTGGCCAGAAAGCCAAGACAGCCATTTTAGAAAATCTATCGGGTGCTTTTGATGGCAACATGCTTACGCAAGGCATCGCTGACAATTTGAAGGCGATGGCTGGAGAATCCCAGACGGCTGCGACTGCCATAGAAGATTCTTTGAAAGGCGCAGGCGGGCGAATTGCCGATCAGTTTATCAATGCTGGCAAAGCACTTCCGCAATCCTTTGAAGAAAACTACGCCAAAGTCCCGCCGCTATTTAACGATCTCGAAGGACTCCAGGCGAAAATTTCAGCTCAAGAAAAAGACATCGCTGCCAATGTCGCCGCAGGCAACGCCGAGCGCGAAAAGACCAACGAAACGCTCGAAAAAGAAAAAGAGGCGCGTGCCGAAATCGCAGCCAAGGCCGAGGAAGAAGCTGAGAAGCAAAGAGCCAACGCCGTTGCATTGGTCGAACTCGAGACCGCCATCAACACCGCCAAGGCCAGCGGCAACGAGGAATTGGTCAAGTCTCTCGAATCGCAAAAGCAGAAGCTGGATAATGAAAAAGAGATCGCAAAGCTGACGGCAGAATACTTGCCGCTCGTCGGAAACAACGCCAAGGAAGCCGAACGCCTCGCGACCAACATGGTCAACGCCAAAAACGCCGCCGCCTCCATCGGCGACACCAACGCCGTCGTCACCATCACCACCACGGTGGACGACACCCGGTGGAAAGACCTCCTCGCCGAAATCTCTGCAAACTCCAACCCGAAAGCCATCGCCGTCGCCCTCGAAGTCACCGGCAAGGACAATGTCCAAGACGCCTTCGCCACGCTCCAAAACATGGAGACGATCAACAAGAACTTCCAAGCCAGTTTCGAGACCCTTGGCGCCCGCAGCCTGGAAGAAGTGAAAGCCAACCTCGAAGGCATCCCCACCGAAGCGCAGAAGCAGCTCGCCCTCCAGATCACCGGAGAGACCGACATCGACCGCGCCATGGTAAAGCTCGACAGCTTCGCCGGAACCAAGACCGCTAAAGCCCTCCTCGAGACCCAAGGCTTTGAAAAGATGGATGAACTCCAAAACGCGCTCAAAGGCGTCGTCGGGGAAAAGCGCACCAAGATGATCGTCGAATCGCTCGGCGTGAAAGATGCCGAAGCCGCCAAAGAAGCCCTCGCCGCCATCCTCGGCGCGAACGGCAAAAAAGCCACCATCACCGCCGACGCCGACACGACCACCGCCGAGAAAAAGATCGCCGACCTTTCAACCAAAACCGCCAAAGTCCCCATCGACGGCGACACCGCCCCGCTCAAAACCTCCCTCGATCAATTCACCAGCACCGCCCAAAAGCTCACCCTCGATGCCAGCGACGCCATCAAAACCATCCGCGCCGAACTCCAGAAACCCATCAAGCTCGCCCTCTCTGGCGAGACTTCGGAAGGTTCTGGCAACAAATCCAGCGTCCTCTCGGGCCTCGTAGAGGACATTAAAAACCTCCTTACCGAACTAAACCAAAAACTACCACAGCCTGCTCTTTTTTAATATGAGCATTTATTTATCAAACGAAACAAGCTGGCCGATCTTGCAAAGCAAGCGGGAGCAGAAATTTAACAACGGGCTCATGGCCGTCAGTGCTGAATTCATTGCGCCGAAAGACATGCAAATCGAGGTGGCTGTAATCGAAAGCTCCGAAGGCGATTGCGATGTCTACCCAAGACCAATCATTAGTTTTGACACATCGCCATTTCAAAAAATATCAGCAACAGGCTACAAAATATTTAATCCACAACAGGATGAAAGTATTTTTCAGCAGCCTGTCGATTTAATTTTCGAGGTAGATTTTTTGGAGTGGGCTCGCGACGAAAACGGCCGGAAATTGTTCCCTTTACGCGAGGCATATCGCTTTGCCTCCAAAAAAATCCAGATCATTGCCGAATCTGGCACTGTTAGTGAGACATTCGATGGGCAGGCAACAATTCCAACTTTGTCGCGCCCATTAACTATTACACAAACAAAAAATCAATGGGCCGCAAACGAAATTTTTAATTTTGGGCGCCAATACGAGCAAATCACCACAGAATTAAAATCCCCCTTTGCGACGCAATTTTTATCGTCACTTTCCGAGCAAAAATTCACGCCAACGATCAGCACTTACTCTGCAACATATTCGGTAACATACAGTCTCTATTTTGGCATGTTCGTCGAACGCCCCCCCACAACATGACAAACCCACCGATATCTTTTGAAGCTCTCGCCCAGCGCGCGTCATCTGCCGCGAGCGGGGGATATCCATACTCCATTCGCGGTCGAGACCTCGATAAGAATTTCGTCTATGCTGCACCCGATTTTAATCTCGAAGAATTCGTAATCACAGAGCAGGCAGCCGCCGGGGGCCACCGACAACGCTCCGTAAAATTAAAAGCGCCGATTATGCCAGGCGAAAGACCCGACCAATATTTAAAATGGGACGGGGTAAAATGGATTGCCACAGACCAATTCCCTAAACAAAAGATACTGAGACCATGACAGATACAGAAACCGTTGGGTTTGAACTAATGACGCTAAATGGCATGCGCACCTTCGAAGTTGTCACCACCGATGAAGAAGGCAACGATACAGTGCAAGACAACGCAGAACCTTATTTTTGCAAAGGTATTTCAAAGACGGCCAGTGTTTTAACATTCACGGACGGCCCCTCTGGCCATTATTCAGCCCCTGCCGCCGATCCTAATTTTAGCAAGATTTATGCAAAAACAAGTTTTGGAACTCCTGTAGAAATCGGCGAACCAAAATGGGAACTTGTTAGCTACAAATCAACCCCTTATGGTGAAAAATACAAAAACGAAAGCAACTGGAGGTCAGTCCCAGGTATATGAACCCTCCGCACGACTTTTCACAATCCGCGCAGCTGGACTCCCCGACAGGCTACCCTTATAGCATATCCGCAAGAGATTTAATGCAGAATTTTGTCGCGGCCACGGTAATAGTGAACGAGGCCACGCCGCACGGTTCAGAAAATCTATTAAAATCGGCGGGCACTGTTGGGCTAGGCGGGCATGCCACTCGAGAGTTGTATGTGGTCTCGCCAATTCCTCCACCGCCTGGCGGAGGCGGAATTTACGTTTTAGGAAGCAAATTCGGCCGCATCGAATGGCTCCCAACAGAGGAATGCTAGCACAAGTCTTAAGTCTTAAGTTTGTAAGTTTTAAGACTGACCACCGAGACAATCACGCAAACCGCCACTTAAAACTTAATTCTTAAAACTTAAAACTCTCTGCCATGACCCTCGGCCGCACATCCTCCAACGCCATCAAGATCAAGACCGACGAAGCAGGCGGCGGCCTCCGCGCGGTCGAGTGCGCGTGTTGTGCTTCACCGTGTGGTGTGTGTCATAACTTATTGATACCTGAACCACTACGCGCTGTATTTACAAACGCAACTTCGGCGACACTTTGGGGATACGCTGCACGGTATTTTTTCGCTTACCCTGAAGAAGCCGGTGGCGGCTTTGAAGCTGAATGGGTCATAGAAGTTTTTGATGACGACGGGAGATTCGTTCTAGGTGCCGAAACCTTTATATCGTATAGCGGCGTCAGTAATTGCCTTAACGGTTCATCTCTTAATTATATAACCTTTGTTGGTCCATACATCGAAGGTGTCGGGTATTTCGGGAAAAAAGAAGGATGCTGCAGAATAACAGATACCTGCGTTGATTCAACTTTTTCCATAAATGGGCAAGGAGGTTTTCCTTGGCATTATATTACAATGGTGGACGGTGAACCGCGTTTTACACCAATCCCGGCTCCGGATCTTGTTGTTTCATGAAGCAAGACCTTCTAAGCCTCCGCGTCCAAATGCTCGCCCGATTCGGCCACGCCGCGCACCGCTTCGCTCGCGCAGGCTTCACCACCACCCCACCCGAAGCCCTCGCCACCCGCGAAGCCACCTGCCGCGCCTGTCCCGAATGGGACGCAAACGCACTCAACGCCACCGGCCGCTGTCGCAAGTGCGGCTGCTCCACATGGGCCAAGCTCCGCATGGCCACCGAGCGTTGCCCGCTCGGCAAGTGGGAACCCGTCGAATCGAAACCGGAAACCGGAGTGCTGAAACCGGAAATCTAACCGCCTCTTTCCGCCCTCCGCCTTCCGCTCTCCGCTCTAGGAGACGCTCGGAGCCCTGCCCGATTTGACACTCATGCCGCAAGCAGCGGCATGAAACTTTTCCTCGACCAAAAAGCCCGGCGATTCATCAAATCGGCCGCGTCGAATGTCGCGCTCCAGACGCTCGTCCTCAAACGCCGCGACCAGGTGCCGATCGAGGTCGTCTTTGTCGAGAACGGCGTGGCCGTCGATCCCCCCGCAGGCACGCAGACCACCGTCGCGCTCAAGTCCTCGTTCTCCGACGCCAACTTTCTCGCTCTGGCGGCCCACGGCCAAACCATCCTCGATCTCAACACCCAGCCGATTGAGGCCGCCTTCTCCTCGTCGCCCGACAGCATCTCCGCCTTCCTCGAGGTCAAGTGGACCGCTCCGAGCCAAGCTCTACGCACCGCGACCCTCCAAGTCGAAGTGCAAAACAGCGTCATCCTCGGTGACGAGCAGACCCCCGCCGCGCTGCCAGACGGCAAAGCCACGCAAGCTGAGGCCGAAGCCGGTCTCTCGAACGAAAAATGGATGACGCCGCTCCGAACGGCGCAAGCGATCACCGCTCTCGCAGATGCCACATTCTACGGCACCACCGCGCCTGATCCGGCACAATTCACTCGATGGGTCCACACCGAACTCGGGCGACTCTTCACATGGTTCGAAGGCGCATGGGTTGAGTTCACGCACTCCACCGCCGCATCCTCCACATCGACCGTCACCTGGACCGATGTTATCGGAAAGCCGTCCACCTTCGCGCCATCCACACACACGCACACGATCGCGCAAGTTGACGGCCTGCAAGCCGCCCTTGACGCCGCAGGCACAGGAGGCGGCACATCCGGCCCCACCGCGTGGGCCGACATTACCGGCAAACCCCTCACCTTTGCTCCATCCACCCACAGCCACGCAATCGCCGACACGACCGGCCTTCAAACCGCGCTCGATAGCAAGGCAGCGAACGGCCACACGCACACCACCGCGAATGTCACCGGTCTCGACACCGCCCTCGCCGGCAAAGTCTCCGGCTCCGGCGTAGCCTCGATCTCCGTCGTCCAAAGCCTCCCTGCCACCCTCGTCCCCACCACTTTCTACATAGTCATCCCCAGCGGAGCCACGACCGCATCAGCCGTGCAGCTCGGCAGCGTCTCGCTTTTCACCGGAGATGGAGGCGGAGACGATGGCGGCGGAGGCGGAGGCGGTGGAGACCCCGAACCACCATCCTGGGCTCCGACAGACATTGCCAACATCGCGCTGTGGCTTGATGCCACATCCGGCCTCTACGATGCCACGACCGGCGGAGCCGCCGTCACCGCCAATGGCGCGTATATCGCCCGCTGGGAAGACCGCTCAGGCAACGCCCGTCACTTCTCGCAGGCCACCGTCAACAGCCGCCCGACCCTCGCGACCGCCGGGCTCAATAGCAAAGCCACGCTCTACTTCGACGGCACCGACGATTTTCTTGATGCGACCTACTCACGCCCCTACGCCGCGCAAACGCTTTTCGTGGTGTTCGCAATAAACACTGCGAAAACTCAAGGCGCTTTATTTACCGAGTCGGAAGCCGGAGTCACGGATGTCAGCATTTACACTGCCGCAGTTCAGAGGACTACGGAGGTCGGCTCTTTTGTAGACGGCGTATCGACCACTCGCTCTCCAAAAATCTACACACTAGGAGCCTATTGCATCGGCACTTTTAGCCACTCCGGGAGCCAGATATTGAATTACCTCAATGCCGTCCCCGGAGCAGCCTTTGCAGATACTTTTCCGAGCGTGGAATACAATGTCGCGCGAGGCAGAATCTCTGGGAGAATTAACGCAGGCGGAAGCCTGACTGCCCCCGGCGCCAATTCCCTCGGCGAAGTCATCGCCTACGACCGCCTACTCACCACCTCCGAGCGCGACACCGTCCACGCCTACCTCTCCACGAAATGGGGGATTGCGCTATGAGCCGCTTTTTCCGCACTACCTCCGAGACCTACGAAGCCATCCGAACGGCGATGGACGATGCCAGCGGATTCCCAAATTCCAGCGCCTCCACATGGTTCGCCTCGGAAGCCCCGCGTGATGCGGAAGGCCACTGCCTCATCGCCGCCATCCCGCCCATCGCCTCGCATTTCGCCGTCGCCGGAGCCGAGGAAATCACCGCCGAGGATTACGCCGCCGCGCTCCTGCCATGATCATCTTTCCACAAAACCCCACGCTAAATCAGGAATACGAAGCGCCCGACGGCCGCCTGTGGCGCTTCAATGGCTTCGCGTGGGTCGGCTTCTCCCCACCGCTCACCGCCGACAAGATAACTGATTTCACGGAAGCCGTCGTCGCCGCCGCGCCGCCGACCATCGATGCCTCGCTTCTCACCACCGGCACACTGCCCGACGCCCGCCTCGCCGCCACCATTGCCCGCAGCGCCGACTTGACGGCGGAGCAAAATGCACGGATCGCAGGCGACGACGCGCTCTCGACGCGGATCGACTACCTCGCCGCGAATCTGGACCCTGCCGCGCTTGACAGCATTGCCGAAGCAGCCGCCTCGATCGGCAGTCTCCAGACGCAGATCGACGGCAAAGCCCCCACCGTCCACACCCACACCTCCGCCGATATCACCGACCTCGCCAGCGCGGTGGAGACCCTCGCCCCCACGGCAACCACTCCGGCGAACTCCGGCCTCGCCATCTCCGGCAACTCCCTCGCCACCGCTTACAACTCCACGATCGCCGATGGCGTCGTTTCCGTCGCCGTCGGAGGCGCTCCCGCCGCACCAGCCAGCTCGTGGAAATCAAAGAACCTCGTCCAAGTCCTCGACGACATCCTCTTCCCCACCATCCTCGCCTCCGTCGGCTCCGCCAAATCCATCACCCTCGGCGTGAGCGGAGCCAGTGGCGTGCTCGAGATCGGCAGCAGCATCGCCCGCACACTCACCGCCACATTCGGGCGCGGCACCATCCTCAACGGCACCGGATCCACCAACTCCAACCCCCTCGTGGGCGACGCCACCGCCTACACCTTCACCGGCACCGGCATTTCCTCCACCGCGCAATCTGGCAACGCGCTCGCCTTCACCACTGCCGTCGTCAGCGGCACCAACAACTGGGCCGTCACAGCCGCCCACGCCGCAGGCACCGGCGACTATTTCGACAACAAAGGCGTCTCTGGCACAAACCTCGCCGCCTCCCGCGCCTCCGGCACTGCCACCGACACCACCAGCGCCCCCACGATTACCGGCGTCCACCCCTTCTATCACCTCAAATCCTCCAGCCCGATCAGCGCCGCCGCGATGGTCACCGCCATCCAAAACGGCACCGCCACCAAGATCATCGCCGACTCCACCGGCACGCTCACGATCCCCTACGCCCCCAGCGCCCAATACCTAGCCATCGCCTACCCCAGCACCAGCACGACGAAGACCCGCTATTTCGTCACCGCCCTGGATAACGGCGCCATCACCGTCGTCTTCGCCCCCGTCGCCACCCTCAGCGTCACCACCGCACTCTGGACGCAAGGTTACAAAATTCACACCTCCAGCGGAGCGCTCACAAACTCCGCGGCCAACATCGAATTGAGGAACTCCTGATGCCCACCGGAATCGAACTCTCAGCCGGAATCGTCGTAGGAGCCGCCAAGCCTATCGATGCGAAATACGGCCCCTACGCCAGCACCGCCGCCGCGCTTTCCGACATCACCGGCGCCCTCCGCTACAAAGGTCTCACGATCGGCATCGAAAGCGGCAGCGCCGTGGTGGAATATTGGTTCCGCGACGGCACCACAAATGCCGACTTCGTTGAAAAAATCACCCCGCTCGAGGCCACAAACATCATCGGCCTGACCGATTTCATCATCGCCACCGCGCCAAGCCTCGACATCACCACCACCCTCCGCATCGGCGACGGCGCCACGACCACCTTCCCGATCGACGGCCTAGTCAGCAGCGATCCCGAGCATGTCCTCGTGGCTTTGAACGGCGTCACGCAAACCCCCACCACCGACTACCTCGTCTCCGAAGCCACCGGCACGATCACCTTCGACTCCGCGCCCGCCGCCGGAATGCAGATCTCCTGCACCGCCCTCGGCCTCCGCACCGTCCAGCCGCCGATCGATCCCACCCTCTACCTCTACGCCTTCGACATCAGCGCCAACGGCCTCACCACCTACAGCGGACGCCTCCTCAATGCCGACCGCCCCGCCGCGCCAGCACTCCCAGAGACCGCCACCACCTGGACCATCCGCCGCTCCACTCTCTCCGCCGCCGGCCAAATCCTCGCCACCGCCTCCGCCGTCGGATCGTGGGCTAACCGGGAGACTCTCGCCTACCAATGACAACGATTACCGAGAGCAACATCACCCAGCAACTCGATCTCTCCTCGTTCGAACTCACCCTCCCGCCGAGCGTCGTCGAATACCCGAACCGGTCGAGCTTCCCGAGCGTCGGAAAGCCGGACCG